TTCAACAGAGTCAATCTCATAATTAAGTGTAACGCTGTTTGCACGACTGGCAAGTGCCACCGTATTAACTTTAATACTGCAATTAGTTAGAACTAGTTGAGCCATTACTTTGTGTCCTGTTCTTTAGGTTCAGTTTTGCCTTTTGCTTCTGCGATATGTCCACCTTCAACAAGAGCATCAAAATTAACACCCTCAAACTTATCACTATCAACTGTTTCGCCCTGATTGCCAAGACCGCAATTATCTGAAATAACTTTATATTGTGCCATTATCCGTGAACTTCCACTAAAAACCTAATTTCAAGAAACTCTGCGTCTCCTGCACTTAGGCTTGTAACATCTGCTGATGATTGTACTATTAAAGTTGAACAAATGCCACCAAGCGTTTTGTCGGCTTCAATTGCTGCTCTGATACTGCTCGCCCCTGAGTAGGACAAATACCCGTCAAGCAGGGCATCGGCTGTTCTGTCCGTGTACCTACCCACAACCACAACGATTGCATAATTAAAAACCACATCTCCACCATTAAATGCTCTGTGGTAAGTAACAGAGTTTAAGACAGGAAAACCAAATGGCGGGTTTAGTTGGTCAGGCTGATAAGAGTACGCCCGAAGTCCACTAATGGTTGCAAGGCGGGCTTTAAGTCCGTCTGTCACCTGTGTAACGGTTGCAGGCATTAGGCAATTCCAAAGTCACGGTAAGGGTTAAGAAGGTCACGTACGTCAGGGTCAATGGCTCTTACTTGCATCGCCATGTCAGCAAAACCAACAACTCCAAGTGCAGCGTTTAGTCTTGCAAACTGCCTCATTGATAGCAAAATGGCGGCTTCACGAATGTCATCAGGAATAGCGTTCCAACCCCATTCAGCAGTGCATTGTACAGTTGGAAAAGATGGTGTCACTTCAAGTGAAAAGGTGGCACCGCCTACCATTCTTGCTTGGCGGTATGGTCGCCCTCTAAGTGGCGCATCTGTTGGTTCTAGAATGTAATCAACACCTTGAGTGATGGTGGTTGCATAAGTCCCGTTAGCAGCCGAATCCAGTTTAATTGTCACCGATGTTGTAGGTAAATCAGCAGGAAACACACACAAGTATTCATCGTATGGGTAAATTGGTACGGCGGTACTTGCAGTCTTGTAAAACCATCTTCCACAGTATCCGTCAATTCTTCGTGAAGCACCTTCAATAGAGTTTTCAAGAAGTGTGTCATCCACATTGTCAGTAAGTCTTAGTGCTGCCTTTACTTCGGCGAGAGTGCAATATCCATTAGTTATTGCCATTACTGTCCTTTGGCTTGCGCCCACGCTTTACAACAGCCTGTTCCATTTCAGGTTCTAGTGCAGCAACCTCAGTAACAACTTCTTTAGAAGGGCTTAGATATTTGTGGCTGAAACCAAGTTCTGCTAACGCTTTATCAACAGCAGCAATCCTGTCTTTTAGTCCCCTCACCTCATAGCCTTTGCGTTCAGCCAATAATGCTTCAATGTACTTACTCATATTGCAATCATACATCTTTCTACTGTGGAAAGTAAGCCTTAAATAGAAGAAGCCGAACAAGCATTTGCCTGTCCGACTTCAACTAATTTTAAGGTTTTTACCAACTTTGGATTAGAAGGTTGGTGTGACCAATCCAGTTCCCCCGATGAGAGAGAATGCATTTGGGTAACGGTTAGCAGTAAATGCTGAGTATCCATAGACAATCATTGTGATATCAAGTTCGGCAGCCTTTGGCTGTTCAAAACGAAGCATCATTGGCTCGCCAGTACCCTGTTCAAACAAGTGTGCTTCTTGGGTGTTACCGAAGATGATGACATCCTCGTTTGCACCTGCACCATTGGTTGTAATGACATTGGCATCCGTGATGACAGGGAGACCCATGATTGTGTAACCACTGTTGCCGTAGATTGGCGCACCGTTACCTGACATAACAGCAGGCTGTCCATTGAAGTTTGGAACTGGCACTGCAAGAGGGCGCTTTTGGTCATCTTGCGCTGCAAGGATGAAAGCCAAACGGCGTGGGTGCATCAGGATGAAGTTTGGACCCGCAAAGAAGTTGGTCTGAATACGCTGAATACAATCAGCAAACTTTGGATATAGTTCGCTTACTGTTGGACTGGCATCGGTGTAGGTAACTACTTGTGTAATGGTGTTTGTGAGTGACGTTGCACTTGTTGTTACGAACAACGAATCAAGGTTCGTGTGGTATGCAGAAACAAGGTCTGCCATTACAAGCGAGTCAATGTTTGTTCCACGCTCAATTGACTGGCGAGAAACATTCTGCTGACCTGCAACAGTTACAACTGAAATGTCCAACTTTGTGTCATCCATGTTTGTTTCTTGAACTGCGGCACCTTCGGTCTGTACTGCGGTTGCAGAACCAGTAGTGACCTTAGACAATGAAATTACAAGACCAGCATCAGGTAGTGCGTGTTTGCGGGCTACTTCAAGGAAAGGGCGACCTGCACGAGCAAACGGTGCTGCCAATTCAGTAAGAAACTGTGGAACGATGAGACCAGCGAAGTTTGCGCTTGTTACATCACGGCGTTCTACTTTTTCTTCGTTCATGTGGCGGGTGAGGCGACTCTGTGCTTCGTAGTCGTTGTTAAATTGTGCAGCAAAAGCGTCACGAACGAAAGAGGTTGGCGCTTGTGGTGAGTAGGTGCGAGCCTCAGATTTTACAATCGTTGGTGCTACTGCACTGTCAAACTTGTTTGCTTTACGCAGTTCGGCTGCTTCTGCTGAACGCTTTTCAAGTTCAGAATGAGTCTTAATTTGCTCGTCAAGTGAACGGCATTCATCAAGAGATGCTGTGATTTCTGTGTCCTCTTCTGAGGTAAGTTCACGGGCTTCTGTTTTTGCGGCTTCAACAATTGCTTCTGCTTTTGCAAGAGCAGCATCACGCTTTTCTGTAAGGTTTTGTGTCATGGACATTTAATTTTCTCCAATAATGGTTGTTGGTTGTTTATTAAGTGTTTTTACAGTGCGCCAATGGTGCGGCTGATTAACGGCTTCGGTATCTCTGAATTGCAATCTCATTTTTTCTGAGACTTAAATTAGAAACTGGTGGGATTGTAACATTTTGCATTTGAGAACGCAACTCGGCTACGGTTTCCTCATAAGCGGGAAAAGTTACAACGCTAACATCATAAAGTTGCACCTCTTTTAGTTCTCTTACAGAACGGTCTGAGTTCCAAGAGTCTTTAACTGTACGGAATGCGAATGACATTTGTGACATATCGCCTCGCTTCATTGCAGAAATTAAACGTGCAGCATCTGGGTTCATCGGGTCAAGGTCTGTTTCAATACGCAACCCAATGTCGTCTTCCTCTAAACGTAAGGTTCCCGATTTAGTTCTTGCTAACGGGATGCCTTCATGGTCTATAAGAAGTCTTACATCTGCACCATCGTTAAGGGTTTTAGAAAATGCACCACTTCTAACATATTCAGTAAATGGCATTGGTTCGGAAGGCGAGTCAAAAATGGCGGCATATCCTACAATTTTGGTTCCATCGTCTGACGCTCTAATCTCTAGGTCAGAGTAGGCAATACGGCGAGTTTCGTTCTCTTCCCGTACAACCCAATTAATTGTATTTGATTCCGTCATAATGCTCCTTATATTAGCAAATAATTCTGATGCAATGCGAGTGCGTGAATCTTTTTCTTGTTCTAATCGTGCAACAACCCGTTCAGCGTATTGCTGAGTTCTTGCTGCTGCTGTTTTGGTTGTGCCACTGCCCCACAGTAAATGGGCAACTAGACCAGGTGTAATGTCTCCAGCCTTAACACCTTCGGATTCTAAATCAACGGTGTGTCTTGCTATCCAAGGTGCAATCTTGCGCCATTTGGCTTCGGTAACAGTACCCGATGCCATTTTACGAGCATCTTCTACTGTTTGTGGTTGAAGCCCATCGCCTGACAAACCTTCTTCATGGTATTTAAGTCCACGCCTTGCATTTGCACGCATAAACTCAGGTGCAGAGAGATTTACGGCACGATATTCGTCATCTTCCATCTCGTCATCGTCTTCATGAGGTTCCCAAGCGTTACAGTAGAAGGCACCACTGACATAATCGTTCCAGCGTGTGCAGTATGCCTTTTCTCCTGAATCGTCTTTGTTGTCTTCGTCATAGTATTCACAGTTGCCACACGCTCTACCTTCGGGAACGTCATCAGCAAGCGCAGGTCTGTAATTACTAGGCAGTGCGCGAACTTCACCAATCGGTTCAATATCTTCAGTAATTGATGCAGCAACCATGTTGTCTATTGCATCTTGCTTAGAAACATGACAGCCAATAGTTTCGTAACCATTCTGTACTTCTTTAACAGTTGCCCAACCGTTACAGTCAGGCTGTTTATCAGAAATCCCGTATGGCATAACTAATCCACATCAGGCGTTAGAACACGCATTGTGTGGCTACTGGATGAGGCAATCGCATAGACAGTTTCGTTAGTTTGCACGAAGAGTTCAATACTTTCACCATTAGATAAGTGGAAACCATTTGCAGCAGTCACATCATTGCCGCCAATATAAAGGGAACCTGATGATGAATGTAGATAACAGTGGCGTGTGATATTATCTGCATTCATCATCAGGTTC